CTATTCCGTTTTGTCTTCTCCCGCTGCCTGCCCATCCACATATCCTTCACCGACAATATAGGCAACGACTGCGCCCAGTGACAGAAATACACCGCTGACCTGCTGCCCAACGTTCGCGTCTGCTCCGAACAGAGCCAGCACGCCAACCACGAAGGCCGCAACCGCCATCCAGAATTTACGGGATGTCAGCTTCTGTGCCCAATTGATTTTGCTCATTTGATACCCCTCTTTCTGTCAGATGGAACTCGATATTTCAGCGCACATTAAAATTGCACTGTACGGTCTGTCCACCCGACGTGACCATAATATGTCCATGCCTTACCACAGGTTCCGGCGGCAGCCCCCGAACGTCGATCAGCCAGCCGCGCCCTTTCGGGTCAGGGCGCGGTTCCGATACGGCGATCACATCCCGTCCAACAGTGATTACTGCGGGTTTCTCCTGACAGCGAGCCAACACCGTGTATTTTTCACCGCTGTTCATGTCTTTGCTTGAGGTATCCAAACTCAGGCCGGAGATATTCGGGACAGCAGCCAAAGAAAAATCCTTGCAGCAGTAATTGAGATCTACTCGCCCGCTCACGCCCGGCATGCTGCCGTCACTGGTGTACTGCCACATGTCGTATTGACCGGGGTAGGTTACCCTGTCGTTATACTGTGCCAGCCAAAACGTGTACTTAGAGAGCTGCGCCATATCGAGCCGGTTCGTCGCCCAATCTTTGTTTGCGTAAACCCCGGCGGTATATCCGGCAGCAGTTAATCGCTCACAAAAAAGCAAACAGATGGCTGTTGCCATCTGTTTGCTGATGCCGCCACGCTTGGCTTTATAGCCATCAGCGTCTTCCATATCGATATAGACCGGGTAGACAGGTTTCAGACCTTCGAGCAGCCGCAGAGTATGCGCCGCCTCGCTTTCGGCTTCGGCCATGTTTATTGCGTAACTGTACAGATACGCGCCCCACGGGATGTTCAGCCGACTGCACTCGACTACATTGTGCGCCCACTGCTTGTCGTCTTGGCTGACCATATCGCTGCCATAGCCGCAGCGCAGGATGGCAAAATCGATGTTGCCCTTTAGTTTGTCCCAGTCGACACGACCGTTAGCATTGCTGACGTCGATGCCGTTAAGCATTGTAATCCTCACTTGTGATGGTCTTGAACTCATCGGCGGTAATCTGGCCGTATGGGTTGCTCTCTGTCTTAACCGCCAGTCTCAACTGATCAATTGTCACCCATTTGCGACTGTAAGCAAGCTGCCAAAATGCCATTATACTGCGCCTCCTTTGAGCGTCATAATATCAAGCTGTGCCTGCGCGAGCGTCTCTCTCAACGTGTCCAATGTTGCGTTGAGCTGCATGTTTTGCAGCGATAGGCCCGCGATGGTCTGGCCGAGTACATCGTTTTCGGCTTGCTGATCTCTGACAATCTGCGCGAGCTGCTCTGCTGGTCTCGCCTTTTGAGTATAATAGGCAAGCTGCTTGTCCTCGCTGACAGCGCCTACAATCACCCGATACAAAGTCAAATCAAAGTCTATATTGCTGATACAATATAGACCCGATTCGGGTTCCGTATCAGACTTTGCGTAGATTTCGGATTGATCGTCATAGAGATAGTACATAACAGATCTCCTTTCTTACCAACATTCAATGGAATCGGAGTTATATCCAATAGTGCTTATATTCGTTAAATACGTCAAAGTATTTCCGGATAGAGTGAAAACAGACACGCTACTTCCGCCCAAGGAAACGAACAAGTATCTCTCATCAAATGACAGAGCAAAGCTAGCTGCTCTAACAGTAAGATCCAAATTTGCAAGCCTTGTTCCTAATGACGCATCCCAAATTTGTACGTAATCCCTCGCTTGCTCGTGTTTTAGGAAAATTAAATTGCCGTTGCTTAATCTAGCAAAAGACACGGTGGTACGAGCGGTGTTTCCGAGATATTGACTATTAATAGACGAAAAATCGGACAAAGACATTCTGCGAACATGATGTCCTATCCCCCCTCCAGACTCAGTGCTATAATTATAATAATCATATAAATCATTATCTTTCGAAATCATGGTTTCGCCAAAATAACGATAGGTTACGGTAGTCAAAGTACTTTGATTTTTAATCGAAAAGGAATCCCCGCTTCGCTGATAAACAATATAAGTATCTCGACTATAGCTTATAGTCCAACGCACAATTAGGAGATTTTGGGCCGAATTCCAGCAAGCATTGGTTGCATAGCAAGTTCCACCGGAAGGTACATTATACGTAAGTTCGGAAACAATCGACCAAGCACCATTTACTAATTTTGCAATTACACATCTATAACCACCAGTTCCCGTAGAGAAAGCCAAATACTGACAATCCTCAGAAAAGGAAAGGGCCATAGTGGAATTTATTCCACCTTCCGGAAAGGTTGTATTTAAGGTTAAAGTATCTCCATTCCGTTTATAAACCTTAACCCCGCCTGCTCCAGAACGAGCCACCCAATTTCTATCGAGCGAGATTGCAACCCGACCATTCACAGTTGGATCATATGCTCTAGTGTTCGATATGACTCCCTCTGTTCGGTTAGAAAAATAAGCAGGAGATATCAAGTAATTTCCTTTTTGACTCAACCATTGCCAGGCAGAACCATCCCAACGTTTGGCACTTTCTACATCAATGGTTGATCCAACACGGGATAGAACGCGAGGCCATTTAGAGGTAATATCTGCATAAAAGTTTATTCCATTCTTTTTAGCAAAAAAATGACCATATCCATTAGTGCCGCCTCTAGCACTTAATCTCCATGGGACAGCATCTCGATTAACTTTACGAAGAAGGCTAGGCACTGTTACGTTATCTGTCGTCCGCATGGGTGAATACAGATAAATGAACGAGTTATCCATATTATCTTGAATAATCCAATAACTATCATCTAATGGATCTGATCGTACTGCCTCGTCAAACATGACAAGTCTTTTTGTGTCATTCAGTATCCAAATATGATTGGTGTCTAACGGAGTAGGCTCTGCCGTCTGGATACTGAGTGGAAAAGTCAATATCTCTTTGAGAGACCCAGAGCCGCCTTTAAAAAAAGCCGTACCGTTTATTGAATTTACCGGGTCCGTAAGCGCTCGACTAAGGGTTACAGTAATAATGGCGTTACTCTGCATATCGGACATATACACAAGATTTTCCGATGTGTTGCTACCACCATTTATAAAACGATATGTAGCTCCAGAGGTTGGAGTATTAATTTGCATTCCCCAGGCATTACCACTGCTAACTCCCGTAAAATCAAGTGTTGGTATTCTAAAAGTAACCTGACATCCTTCGGTAAATATAAAATTCGGAACAGTTAAAGATAAAAACCACGGCGTACTACCCTGTACAACATCTGTAGCTACCCACACAGCGTTATTGCCGTTTGCCTTACCGTTCCACACAGACTTCTCTGCCGCCGTAACATGCATAGTGGCATCATTCCCGTGTGCATTGATATCGCTCAGCTTCTGGTTAAAGAGAGTGCGGGATACCCCGTCGGTTCCTTCAAATAATGTTGTAATATCAGGCAATCCACTCGCCCCTTTCTAATTGCGTTAAGGTTAAGTTCTTCGCGTCCAGCTGGTCAAAAGTGATCGATTGGGCGTCCAGCTCATCCCAGGTTACATAGAGATAAGCAATATCCAACAGAAGATTCGCCGGGATCGTCTCATAGGCCGTCGCGTACAGCGGATTCAGGTCGGCCACGCGGCTCTCTCCGCGGTAGCGGATTTTGATGACAAAATCCTGCACACTGACGTCAACACCAAGTCCCATGTACGCCTCTACCATTCCCCGCAATACATTGACATTGATCGGCGGCTTCGTCATCAGCTTGGCTTTGAGCGCGTCTCGCCGTGCCTGCAAGGTAGAATTTAGCGGAGAGGACACCCCAAGCAAGCGCTCCCAGCGCTGTGCTCCCGCCTCGTCGCAGGTGGAAACGGATTTGTTCTTCACCATCCGCCGCACCTGTTCCGATAAAGCATCCATCTGAATATTCACGACCCCCGCGATCGCGTCGATCTCCACGACATCCTGCAGTTTTTCAATCAGATAGCCTTTCAAATCGTTTTTATGGTCATAAAACATCAGTCGGCCACCTCGCTCACCGTGATCATCCCGATTGTCGGCACCTGGTATGCGGCAAAGCTTTTTTGCAGGGACAGATTGGCGCTGGCGCCGTTTATGGTCACGGTACCAACATCGACAATGCTCTCATGTGCGTTCAGGATATTCGCGACCAGCTTTGCGTAAAACAGCGTTTCCGCGGCAAAATCGATGCTGCCGATATAATCGGCAATTGCCTGTTCCACCGACGGTCTTACAAGCTCTAAGCTGGCTCCGGCTCTCAATCGAATCTGCGCCGTTACATTCACAGGCAGATTAACAGAGGTTCCCACTGTTACCGTGTGGCCGATCGGCGCGATTCCGTCACCGTCTGTGCCCATTACAGTCTGCACCTTGTCCACCAGCGTTTGCGTGGCGGTGTTACCCTGTTCATCGCCAATGATCAGCCCAACCCGGCCGGCGCCCATCGAAGGGGCGCCGAATACCTGAACGGTTCCCACGCCGTCAATGGCCAACGTTTTTTCCTTGTAGTCCGCGATGTTTCCCCCGTAGGGCTGCTGCCGCACTGCTGTGTGAAACCGTGCACGAAGATCATCATCGCTTTCCTGATCCCGCGCGGGGATGAGCGCGGGGGCAACCAGCTCCGCCGACGCAAGGCCGTTGATGTTGTCCACCGGCAAAATGGTGCCGCCATAGGCATTGCCCTGAATGCCGGATTGGTCGCAGATGGCTTTGTACTGGCCTGCCACAAGCCTTTCCGTGACGGTAAAGGAGATATCCTGCACTGCAAAACGGCTGCCAATCGGAATATCTTTCGGCGCACCGGAGCCATCGAAGGTGTTGATCTGCCGTACTGCCTGCGTCGCTTGTTCGCGGTCGATGCCGAAATCCGATGTAACCCGATCCAGCCATTCCTCCTGTGCCGTATCTGCAAACAGCAGGTCTGTCAAATACGCGATCATATAGGCCTGCTGGGCCAGCACAAAAGCTGTCGACGCCAACGTGTGGTAAATGATGCTTCCTTCGCGCTTGTCGATGTCGTCCGGCACCTGATCCAGCATCTGCTTCAGGATTGCTTCGTACTCATAAGCTTCAGCCAAGCGTTACACTCCTCTCCGTGTTAAAATCCCCAAAGATGGTATTTACTGTAAAGCGTACATTTGCGGCTTCCCGATCAAAATCAATGGTAAAATCAGAGATTCCTGTAATCCGGTCATCCTCGCCGAGCGCCTCTTCGATACGCCGCCGCAAATCCGCCTTTCCATATTCACGGTCCTTTCCGATCAAATCGGCGAGCTCCACACCATAATCATACGAAAAAATGTCGTAGAAAAAGCGCTCTGTAGAAAGCGCCAGATCAGCCGCCTGCGCGGCGGCCTCTTTTCCATCGATCATCCCCTGCAGGCGGTTCCCGGACAGCCTCCATGTTTTAGAGGGATGAAAACTGTTTGTATCATCGCCATAGGTTTTCAATACGCTCATCCAATCACCCCTATCACTGCAAATCGCTGGCCGCCGTGCTTTTGAATCAGGCTGACCCGCGCTCCGATCGTTACTGTAAGCCCCTTCGGCACATCCACCATTTCGAGAGGAACCACCAAGGGCCGGTTATCTATCTTAATACTGGAACTTCCCCATGTTCCATAGATCAGATCGCACAGGGCCTCATTTTGCAGATATTCTTTTACGATGCTTTTAATTGCGGTATTTAAATCCATATCATCACCACACAAATTTTAATTCCAGATTCATGGTGTGCTTGTTGTGACCAAAATTGTGTGTTACCTGGTCTGCAACCGCCCACAAATCCAGACCGGCCTCGGCGATTTTTATCCGGATGCCGCTGCCGCCAAACACCCGGGTATCCCCCATGCAGTCGATCTTCAGGGTTTGAGTTTCCCGGTTTTTCAGCTGCAACAGCTGATTCGCACGCACCGCCAGCTGGGATTCATTCAGATTGGCGCTTACCTTATCAAAAAGCATCAGCTTTCCCCAGTTTTTGATGTTACCGGGATCCATCGAAACATAGCTATTACAGATGCCTGTTTTGCTATCGTCCCTGGCTACTTTAATGTAGTTGTAGGTATCCTCGTCGATGGAGCGCTCATAATCAAAGCCGGTTCCCATCGAGCCGTCTCCGATCAGAATCGGCAGCCGCAGGTCTACAAGATCGCGCAGCTCAATCGCTCCGAAGTGATCTCGCAGAACATACCAGTATCCGTTTGTATACAGATTTTCCTCGATCGATTTGTAAATCATATCCAGGTGAGTCTGATTATCAAATCGATACTGTGTCAGCTTTGCAACAGTGCTGTCAACCTGGCCAAGCCTCACCCGGTCGCCGATGGCCGCCGCTACCGTATTTAAAAACTCCGACAGGGTACCAACAGGCCGGATGATGGAGTTTTTCGCTTTGAAATATCTCAGCTGGTCGTAGCAGACACAACTAAATTTTTTCGTATCCTGCTTTGTCGTAAAGAGAAAGCCATAAAAGATATTTGCATTACCGTAAGTGAAAACAACCGTGCTGCCATTCGGGAACATTCCAGCTTTCAAGGAAGGGTAATCAAAAGTCAACTGCCCGGCTCCGTTGTTCCAGGAAGATTGATAGGTCACGTTCAGCGCGATATCAGAAATATCGGTATTGTTGATCAAAAGCATTGCATCACCTACCTAATGCTTTCTGACGTTCGGCGAGATCGGCTCTGGCCGCTTTTTTAAATGCATCGAACGCCCCGCCGATCGCATTAAATACTTTTTGCATGTCCGCCGCTCCACGTTCTGCAGCCACTTTACTGGCTTCCGATGAATAAATATAGGATCTATCTTTTATCATCGCTGGATTCGTAACGGGTTTTCCTGTATCTTTATCAGAAAGCCCGCCCCAAGCCGTTCTTTTCACGACATATTCTCCCGTTTTAGTGTCGAGCACTTTAAGCACGCCACCAATTACCGCTGATTGAGGGCCTTGAACCACCTTACTATCAGAACCGCTGCCTCCGCTACCCTTTTTTTCATCCTTCTTCATTTTGTACGGCGTGGTTTTACTGTTAAAAGCGACTGTCTTCAGAATAGCAGGCACTTTCCCAGGGCGCTGAATGTACGGAATTGCCGTCGTTCTCACACCGGCTGCTTTATATTCCGTCACCTTTACCGTCACACTGTAAACGCCGGGGTATTCCTCCTTTTTGCTGTACCCGGTCAGATAGCCAGACATCGATTCACTCCGGTTGTCTGAAACAAAAATAAAACGACTGGGGTCTTTGGTAGCGAGCAGCACCTCAAACGCTGTGAAAGCCTTGCTGGCGGCAGACCAATTCGGCAGCCCGTTCAGATTTTTCTCCGTCATTTCGCATTCGATCGTCCACGTGCGCAGCTTTCGGGATTCCGGCACCGGGAAGAAACCCTGCCCGATGCCGTCATAAGAGGTAATCTCGCGTTCGCCGTCGTCGTTGACGCTCTTTATTCCATACAACAAAATACCGCCCAAATTAATATAGTAGGTCATGCGTACACCCCCGCTGGCTGAAGCTGCTGATTCTGGTAGACCATGTCCCCCAGGCTGAGGTTGATTTCGTTGAGGTCTGCCGTCTGGCTTACATTTTGGTTTTGGATGATAACCTGCGGCACAAACTGCTGCATCCGGAACACCGCCATCGCCTTCTGCGCAGCCAGATCAAACTGGTACCGCAGCACTTCCTTTTGGATTTCCACCTCACCGGTCACCGCAATCGGAGCCGTGTTGGTAATCTCTGCTTGAACCTTCTGATTCATTGCGCTCAGAGTCGGTGTTTTAGAATCAGCCATCTCTTTTTTGGCATTGGCGTGCGCCTGATCCAGATCATCAAACATTCCATTTTGCGTGGTATCCGGCAACAAATTATCCAGAAAGCTAAATGCAGCGACTCCCGCTATTCCTCCGGCAATCGAAGCAATGATTTTATAAATGTTTCCGGAGGCAATGCCCGTCGCTAAATTCATCACCTCAGTCATAATAGCAGCCATTTTCATTGCAGTCTGATAAATAGCCAGTGCAATAACGACTGTTTTTAAAACAGAAATCAATGTGCTGCTGTTGTCTGCCACCCACTGCATCGCGTAGCCAAGCATCTGCATTCCGTTGCCGACCGCATTGAAGAACCAGTCAAAGCCGCCGGATAGCAACTGATCGTTGAGCTGCTGGAGCAGGATGGACAATCCCTGAACCACCGAGCTGGACTGGTCCCCCATGGCATATTGCATGTTTTCACCAAACCTGGCCGCCTGTGTCTGCAAAGAGAGGAAATTTTTCTCCACCATTTCCTGCGTAGCACCAAAGCTGTTGAACACACCGTCAAGGTAGTCGATGGCCCCGCCCATGTCTCCGCTGCCGGTGAAGCCCTTTATCGTTTCCTCGTCCACTCCGGCAATGTGGTAGTTATCCTGGATTCCTGAGGCATCGCCCGCTAGCAGCGCCTGCACGGAAGAAACTGCATTATCGGCTCCCTGAGACGGATCCCGCGCATAAAGGCGTTCCGCCAGCCCGTACATCCCGGTTAATTCATCCGGATCGTGCGTATATGGCAAAAAAGCTTTCGTTGCATTTTGAACTCCAGCAATCCCCAATACAGATTTCTGCGCACCGTAGGCTTCGGTGTAATTGTATAGAGCGGAACCGGCTGTCTCGCTGCCAAGCATCGATTGAAGCGAAATTTCCTGTACCTGTTGATTCGCTCCGTTCTTTACGCCGCTGACCATCAGATCAAGTGCTTTTTTTCCCAGCTTAGCCTTTGAAATCGTGTCAGAAATTTTTTGATTGATTTTGCCAATCCCATTCGAAGCATCGTTCGAAACGTTCTTGATGTTTGCAAGCCCGCTTTTAAACTCCTGTGTCGCGGTCAAGGCCATTTTCTGGTAGCTTCGATATTTTTTAGAGGTTTGCAGAATCTTTTCCATATTGGCAGAGTATTGGTCTGCCAGTTTCAGAAGATCATCTAAAGTATTTGCGATAGGGATCACCCCTTTTCCGTTATGGTGCATATTGAGAAATTTACCGAACTAGATGGAGCCGAAAGCGGCGGATGAAATCCGCCGCATCATTTTTTTCTCATCTCATTGTTTACGATCAGGTCGCTTGCTATGATCAGGGCGCGCTCCTGTACCGACAGCTCCATAAAATCGCGGGGAAGAATGTTGTGATTCTGCAGGGCCAGATGGACGTAGAAATAAAATCCGTCTTCACCCTGCTCAATCAGTTTTTTGCCTCTTCCACCTTTTTCCCAAAGTCAACCGTCACATCGGCGTGCTCGTTATAAATGCTGAGCAGCGCTCCGATTTCGCCGGCGGTGAACATGGATTTGAGCGCATCCGTGGGGCTCAGGATTTTTCTGCCTTCCCTTTCAGAAAGAGCATCCAGCAGCTCCGCGCTGCGCAGATTCGGGCGTACCAGGCTCGCGGCAATGGTGGGGTAAAGCGCCTCCAGCCCTTTGAGCCCTTTGGTCTGTACCTCAGCCGACATCTGCGCCATTTCATCCGCAGTCAGCACACGCATTTCAAATTCTGCGTCGCCAAAGCTGTTCAGCTTGAATGTCGCGTTGGGCTTTCGGTCAGGATGCAAAAACTGCATCAGTGACTTGTCCATTCTCCCGCCTCCTTATGCCAGATCAAAATCGTTGAAGGTAAATGTAGTTTCAATGGTCTGGGCGTTGTCGCTGCTGTCATCCAGCGCAATCAAGCCGATATTGGCGAGGATGACATCCGACAGAGTCACCCCGATTCGGTCATATTGAGAGCCCGCAGCGTCTGCGTAAAACTGCAGACTGATATTGGGAGCCGAACCGCCATTTTTGTAATCGCGCATCGCCTGAATAAAGGCGGGCGTGGTGTGATAATATGTCATATCGCCGCTGCCCTTGAGCCCGCGCTGCGCGGCCTGTTCCATCGGGTCGTTCAAAAAGCGTCTGTTTTCCACAACGGCCTCTAATTTGGCGGTGATTTTAGAAATCTTAAACGCCGGAACAATAGAGCCGTTCAGTCGAATAAATGCCTCTCCGTCATGTCCGGAGAACACGTCCTGCAATCTTGTTTTTGCCATTCCTTATCCCTCCTTACAGTGCGGTTACGGTGACATAGATCTTATCCACCGTATCCACTGCTTTGATGCCCACGATTACGTTTACCGCGTCACGCTCCGTACCGGCTGTCACGGTGATATCGTCCGCAGAAAAATCTTCAATGTATCCCGGCGCAAGGTAGTTCTGAGAGGTCATCTCGAACACCATCGCTTTGATCTGCGCGCGCCCTTCCACACTGTTGCGGATTTTGCCGACACATTTGGTGTCGAGCAGCTTTTGCAGGTCGCCCTGATACTTCTGCAGCGTGCGCATGACCAGACCCTTTCCAAAATCTTTCGGATGATCCTCGTCAAACGTGGTCAGGCTGGTAATGTCATACAAGACGGACGGGGAGCCATACAGCGGCACAAACAGCACTTCGCCGTTTTGCGTCCTGCTGATCTGCTGGTCACGGGTCAAATGCGGCCTCACATCCGTCCAGCCGGTAATTCCCCGGCAGTAGGTCAGGCTGTTCACTACTCCGGCCTGCGCAATCAAACCGGCCAGTGTGGCACAGGATTCCGCCGGTGTCAGCTCATAATCGGCCGTTACGCCGCCGGTGGAATTGCAAACATAAATATTTTCGCTGTCCGGATGAACGCCGGCCACAACGCCCTGCACATAGGCTTTGTTAGCGTTTTGTTCCTTTACAAAGGACACCACGTCAGCCGCACGATCCGAATCCGTGCTGCAAATCACGTTGTATTCCCGCTTTTCCAGTTCTGCGAAAAATCCGGTGTAATCGCTTTCTACCGCGCCGTCGGTACCGCCGGTCAGCTTTACAGTGGCTGCCGTCAGAATCTCGGTGCCGGAGAGCGCCACATAATACGGCGAAAAGTCTGCTGCGGTCGAAATGATCTGCGAATCCACCTCCTGTGTGCCAAGATAGGTCTTAACGAGCCATTTTTCGCCGCTGGCGGAGATTACGACGGAAAGGTCGTTTCCGCGTGTGCCGGGGAAACCCGCTTCTGCGGTGATACCGGTGGAAACCTCTGCGGAAGCCTTCACACCTGCGGTGTTGAGGCGATACAGAATCAGCTGTTTTGCCCCGTTCATGACTTCTCGCACCAGCTTCATCGCGGGATCAGAAGTTTTATACCCCAGCGAATAAAGCGTATTGTCGCCTGCATTGATAACCGTCACCTGGTCGCCCCAATGAAGAGGCAGGGCCATCGCCACAACGCCGGTAACGCTCAGATCAGCATCGCGGGCTCCGGATTTCAGCTCGATGTTAGTGCCTGGCAAGATTTTTGTAATCAATCTTTCTCAGCTCCTTACAGTGTTATATTTTGGTCTGCATGTCCGATGATCGGATCATCGGGCACGTCAGTTTCCCATACTTTTACGGTACCGGCCACTTGGGCCAGCCCATCTGCAATACTTGAATTCCTGGAGAAGCACCGGAATATTCCGATTTCGCTTTGGAGCCGATCGAAGCTCTGTTCCAGCAGGAAGATGGTATTCTGCAGCTCCCGGCGGTCAGCGCTGTCGACCGGAACATAGGTGATTTTCAGCATGAATTCGTATTCCGACGTCAGCTTCAGCCGCTTTTTGTTTGCAATAGAATCATAGTCAATGAAAAAGGCCGGGGCAACGGCGGTCTGCGGCAAACCAATATAGGTCTCGGCATCCGGGAATAGGGTGGCGGTAAGCTGTGCCGCAGCCAGCATCAAGTGATCAGAAATCGTCAGGGTGCCATTCTCAATCCCGTTCTGCAGAGACTGCGGAATCGTTATTTTTTCAGATAGTTGCATGATCAACCTCCATTTTATAGAATAAATTGTGTATGCAAACTCATCCAACCACAACATGTTGATAACTCGGTTGAAACTGTGGAATCACTTCTGTACGAAACCGCATATCTTGAATCAAACGAAAAGAAATGTGGTGGCAACAATGAGTGGAAGTTACAGAATCTCTATGCGCACTCCAATGGGCCCGCAAAATGGAACGCTCTCCTTTACAGACGAAGGCGGAACCATTAGCGGTTCGATTCACACAATGGGCAATACCAGTTACTTTAAAAACGGAAAATCAAAAGGAAACTCATTTGAGTTTTCGGGAATCTTAAATACCGGTCTTTTCCGTTTGAAATATACCGCAAAAGGCGTCGTGAACGGGAACAAACTGGAAGCAACCGCAACAACGGATTACGGTGTATTCCGAATTTTCGGAACACAAATCTCGGCTCCGATTCATTGAGGGAAAATCTGCTCACAATACTACCGACAATCAGCAGGAATCTTTCCCAGTAGAGGGAAAGTAAATTTTATTTTTTAAATTAATTAAAAAACAGAAACCCTTTGGGTCTTTTCTTTCTTTTGAAGAAAAGGCTCAAAGGGTTTTCAAGAATGGATTTGGATAGAAAAAACAAAAACGCAAAAGCTAAGAATATGAATCAAAATGATAAAAAGGAGTCATCGATCAATGGATTATACAATAGAAGAAACGGCTCGTCTATACTCGGCTTTACAAGTCGATAAAAATCAATGGATAGAGCATCTGCAGCGCCCCTATAATATAGAAGACATCAACCAGGCCGAAGAAGAAATCCGAACCATCGAACCGCTCATGGAAAAAGTAAAAAAGGATTATCTCTCTCGCGGCGGAGATGTGTCCGCACTCCAGTAA